CAATGGCAGCATTTTTAAGATTTCCTTAAAATAATCTTTGCCAAATTGTGCTTTATAACGCATTGGTATTGCGCCATTTGTTTTAAAAACTACTTTTTTACCGTCAATTACTATTGTTTTTTCCAACTAAGATCAACCCTTTTTTTTAAACTACTGCCGGTGTATAAACTGCGTCGTACCATGCGTCATAGACTGCCGGCGGTGTGTCTCCTGTTGTACTGCGCTTTACTACGCCGTCTTCTGGTCTTGGGCTTGCAATTAAGCTTAATTCTTGTGTTTGTGGCTCTGCTGTTTCTGTTTTTGTTGCGCTGTTTAAGCTTGGTCTATTTACTGTGCAAAAATATAAGCAATGTCTTGTGGCTTGTTGGTCTCCATCAAATTCAAACATAAAGGCAATTTTTCTTGGTCTGTTGTTTGTATTTTCTGTTAAAACGCTGTCTGTGCCTTCTAAACTTTCGCCTAAAACTGTTGTTCTAAAATCTCTTGTAATATTGGCAACGGTTAAAGTACATTCGTAACCTTGGTTTGATACGGTTGTATAATATAAAATGTCGTCTGCGTAAAAATCGGTTGTTTCTCCCTTTGGCTCTAAAGTTAATTCAACTGATCCCTCTAAACTAACTGGCGCTGCATATGTTACGGCACCGTCTGCGCCTTCTGTAATTACTGAATAATGCGCATTTTTTAAACCAAAAATTACTCTATTTTCTGGCATTTTATATTAACCTCACTTCGTAAATTTTTTGGAATAATTGTTCACTTTCTATATAGTTTTCTGTACTTTGATAAAATAAATCATTTTCATTTAAAGCCTGTTCAACAATTCGCTCTGTCTCTTCATTCTTTGTATCTGTGTACAATTCAATTGCTATATTTCGGATCTGATAATAAACGCTGTTGTCTGCTCCAAAATTACTTGAATATGCAACTAAGTAAGTAATAAACGGCGGCTGCGGCAATGGCTCATTTTCAGATTGTACAAAGTGTGAATATGCAACCGGTAAGCCGGTGCTTTGCAGGATTAATGCCAATTGCTCTAAAGAAATATTGCTCATTGTCTTAATGCTCCCTCTACACGGTTTAAAAAGGCTGTTACGGCTCTTTCTTCTGCCGGTGCAATATGCGCCTTGCCTTCTACTCTGCCGCCGCCCCTTTTGGCGTGCCCATGTTCTAAAAGGTGCGTTAATTGGTAGTCTGTCTTATTGTGTACAATATATTTAACGCCCCTGCCCCTAGCTTTTTTCATGCGCCAACCCTTTTTATATTTGCCGCTGCTTTTGGGGCTGATCTGTTTAAGATCTTTTACAAGGGCTTGTGCCTCTTCTTTGCTTGCAACTTCTATTTCGTTTCTTACTCCGCTTGCATACTGCTGCAAATAGCGCTGTATTTCGGTGCCTATATTATTAATTTCAGTCACCGGCTTTCACCTCACAATATAACTCTATAAAATTGTCGGCTCTTTGAAAGGTCTTATAAATGCTGTATTGTTCGCCCTCAAATTCTAAATACTGCTCTTTGCTGTATTCGTCGCCGTCAACAATAAACATAATTGTTGGCTTATGCCCCAAATTCCCTGCCGTGTTAAATTCTGCCCTTGTAATGCTCATTTTGCTGCAAAAAATACTGCGGCTTTGTTTGGTTTTTATTTGCTGCCCTATTTGGTCTCTTGTTGTTGTAAAGCTGATTAACTTACAAACATGATCTAAAGAAATATGCTCTCGGTTGCCAATGCTGCTTTTAAAGTCCGGCATTTTGCTTTGCAATCCTTTCTGCAATGATCCTATTTCTAAGTCTGTGCTGTAAGTTGTTTGCAAGCGGTGCGTCTTCCTGTCTTTTTCTATAACTCCAAGCGCTGTAATCAGTTAATAAAATCTGATCATCTGCGCTGTTAAGATCCAAAGTAATGCCCCTGCGCTCTATTTCTTTTTTGCAGCCCTGCAACAATGAAATAAAATAGGCGTCACGCAAATTGTGCGTCACGCCTAAATCTAATTTAAAAAGGTTTAAAACAGTGTCCAAGTTTATTCCTTCTTTGCTCTTGCTTTTGCTGTTGCCTTGGCTGCTGCTTGCTGCATTTCGGCTGCTGTCTCATGCTCTGCCGCCATAGGGTTTGTTTTTTCTGCTGCGGCTGCTAATGCTTGTTGTTCTGCTTGCTGCTGTTGTTGGCTGCTTTGCTGTCCTTGTGCTTGCTGCATTTGCTGCTCTAATTGCTGTTGCGCTTTTGCCATTTGTACTTGCGCTTGCTCTAAATGCTGCTGCACGCCTTGTTGTCCACTCTGCATATTAGCTTGCTTAATTGTCGGCTGCTGATCCGCTTGCACTTCTGCGCTTTCTGCTGTGCTCTGGCTGCGGCTTGCAATTTGTCCTGCCGGTACTGCTTCGGTTGTATTGTCATGGTGCTTTTGTATTCCTGTTGTGCGGTTGCTTTCATCAAAAGCACTTTCGGCAGCTTGGGCAACTTTAAGCGGTACAACTTTGCCGCCTAAAACCGTTTTAGGCTCTGCTTTATTAGCCGCCTTAGTATGCGCATTAGCCAACGCCTGCGCATTTGCCTGCGCATTTTCCGCCTGTGCCATTGCGTCTTTTGCCATAGTGCTATTAGTAGGGGCAATATAGCCGCCGCTTTCCAATTCTTTTGCTCTTTGCTGATCCTCTGCATTAAAGTTTTGACCAACGCTGTAATTTTGGTTCGTGTTTTTGTCTTGAAAAGATCTAATAACTGTATATTGTTCATTCATTTTTTTACCCTCCATTAAATTTTTTGGCATTGCAAAGTTATTTGATAGTCGGCATTGCAACTTGGACAACTCCAAAAGGTAACAATGCCGCTTTCACATTGGCAGCCGTGCACGTCTTCACAAGTAAAATCATTCTGCCAAATTAAATTATTGTCGCAATAAAGGCAATTCATTTTTTAAACTACGGCTGTAATAGTCACTAATGCAAAAGCGTCATTTTTTGTTGGCTTTCCATCAAAGCGCCCTTTACCTCTAAACGCCATTTGATCCTCAACAAAGCGCACATGTTCACTGTTGTCAATAGAAATATTTTCACGCTCTACTAATGTGTACTGTTGAAAGTCGCCGTATAAAACTTCGTCTTCTGCCATTGAATTATTGAAAGTTACTTGTATGCCTAAAAGATCCGGTCTATTTAAGTTTGGCAGCCTGCCCACTACTTCACCGTCTGCATTTACATTAATGCTCATTTCTAAGAAATGATTATAGTAAGTGCTGCGGCGCATAATGGCTCTAATTTCTCCTACGCTGTCAAGCCCTGTGTCAATTAAACCAATTGGCTTAACAAATTCTACTATTGGTGCGTCTGCTGCTACGCTTACACGGTTGCCGGTAGGAATTGAAGGAATAATACCGGTCGGCTGTTTTCCTGCTGCGCCTGTGCCGTTTAAAATGGCAATGTCTAATGCAAGTGCAATTGCTCTTGCAATTTTACGGCTTACATATTCGTCAAGGTTAATTACGCTGTCTTGTAATAAATAGTTATCAACAAAAGTAATTTTACCAACCTTAAAGCCGTCAAAGTCAACATAAGCCAACGTGCCAACGTCGCCAATTGGCAATGCTGCGTTTTGCTCAATCCAAGTTGCTGCGGTTGTATCTGTATCAATTAAAATTCGTGCTGTGCCCTTAACTCGGATCTTATCAACTAAAGGGTATAGCGTCGAATAGTCGCCCAAAATTTCCATGATACGATTTACAATTACTTCTGGAATTGCTAACTCTCCGCCTGTAACTGCACGTAAATTTTTAAATTGGTTGTAAAATTCTACAACGTCGCTGCGCTTATAATATTCGCCGTTGCGCAATAACTCTTTTACTTCAAGGCGGTTAATTACTTTCATTGGCTCTGCTCCTTTTGTCCGTGTCTGTGTATTAGTTTCTTTTGCACGTTCTTGCACGTCTTGTAATTCCTGCTCTAAGTCTGCAATTTCAGTTTCAATTGTTTTCTTTTCAGTGTCTAAGTCTTGTTGCTCTTTTTCAATATTCCCTATTTCCGTTTCTAATAATGCAAGGTCTTCGTCTGTTGCTGCTTGCTCTAAAGCTGTCTGCGTGTCTGCGCTGCGTTTTAGAATAGCAGCCGCTTTTGTTTTTAATTCCTCTAATTTCTGGCGCTTAATTTCTAATGCCTTTTGGATCTTTAACTGTTTTAGCATTTATTAATGCCCTCCAATCTTTTTTGCAACTCTAATTTCTTTGTTTCTAATTTGCGCTGCTGCATTTGTTCAAGCTGTTTTGTTCTAGCTTGTACGGTTGTATTTTCATAAGCAGGAAAGGTTACAACGCTAATTTCGTGTAAGTCAACCTCTTTAAGTCGGAAACGGTAAGCACCGCTTGCCAATTCTTCTAATTCTTCGTCAAGTATATTAAAACCAAAGCTGCATTGGTCAACGTCTCCACGGCTTATAAGTTCGTATAAGTCCTTTGCGTACTGTGTCGCCGGTAGCTTAACAACTCCAAATAGCCCTTTGTCGTCTTCTCTTAATTCCAATGATCCGCTTTTATTTCGCCCTAATACATACTGTGTGTTATGGTTCCAAAGTGCTCTAATATCATTATTTAAAGTTTTATTAAAGGCGCCCTTAGTGATTATTTCATAAACGCCCTCAAATAATTCTGTTTCTTGTTCATACAATGCAAAATAGCCCTCAATAGTAAAATCATTTGGGCTGCTTTCTGCTCTTGTGACATTAAAATGAGTTTTTAAGTCACGCTTGCAATTTTTAAGTTGTGTCGCTGTCTTCAATTTTCTTTTCACCTCCTTCGGCTGCGCTGCCGCCGTTGTTATCTAATTTCTTTTGCTTGCCCACGTCTTGCACCGGTATATAGTTTTCTAATACTACAAATTCGTTTAAGCCTTCCACCGGTGAAAGATCAAACATATTGCGCCCTTCGTTGCGGTTCATCATTCCGCCGCCTACCATTTCTTTAACGTGCGTTGTCATTTCTGTTAAGTCATACTGCATTAAACTTTTGGCATTAAATTTAAAATACCACTTAGGAGAATAAACAATTTTTTTACTTAATTCCTGCTCAATAACTTTTGCAATTGGCATTATCACGGCATTAATAAAATTGTTGTATTCTTCTTTTTTAAAGTCGCCCACTCCAAGCATATAAGGCGGCACGCCAAAAGCTGCGGCAACTGCTTTTTTGTCTAGTGTCAAGCCCTCTTGTATTGCAAGGTCTTGTAAGCTTAACGGTCTTACTTCTGTAACGTCTATTTCTGACGCCGGTACTATCCAAGGTTCGCCGCTTTCGGTGTCTCCCACATAAGAGTTAAGTATTTTTTCTCTTTCCTCTTTTACTTGCATGCCTTCTGCGTCGGTATTTACTTTAATAATCAAACTTGGTCGCCATTTGCTTTGTAAAAAGCCTGTCTTGGTTGCATTAGCTTGCACAATATTTGCTATTGCGTCTTTGACTATTGGTACAAAGCCGGCACCCTTGTAAGGGAATAAGTCGTCTGGAATTAAAACAAAGTGTAATAATTCGTTTGGATCAAAGTTTTGCAGCTTGTATTGTATTCTGTACCTTTCGGCGTCGCCGTTAAAAGTAACGCCGTCAATTTCCCAAATAATTAAATTATCAAGTAAGCCGTTTTTTAATATCGGATAAATAACACTATTGCCGGTGCTGATCATATCGACAACAATTTTATATATAAAGTTTTTTCGGATCATATAATTATTTGGGTAAACATCAATTTTTTTGCTTAATTCATTTTTTAATCTTATGTCGCCGTCTTCGCCGTTTTCCATTAGCATAATGGTCATGCTGCTTACAAGATCTGCAATTTTGTGTATGCACTTTCTTACTTCTTCGTTTCTTGTAACTGGGGCAAAGCCTGCCGGTAATAAAATTTCTTTTGCGTCTGCTCCGCTTAACCATACTGCAACCGGATCATATTGCCGCTTTTTTAAAGGTTTCTTTTTTGAAAATAAGCCCACTTGTTCACCTCCTTAAAACCATGTATTAAGCTTGCTTTTTTTATCTCTTGCAATAATGGCTTGCTTTACTGCAACAACTGTTGCGTCGAATAAATCTATTCTAAAATTTGCGCCTACTTTTTCAAAGCGTACTCTTTCTTCTGCGTCTTCAACTGCTTTTACGTTGCTTATGCAATATTCAAAAGCTTTGTTATTTAAGTAAGTAAATTTGCGCTCTTTTATTTTGCGTTCTATTTCTCTAAACGCCTCTGATTTTTTCCAAAATTGCTGCCCTGCCTCTTCCATTTTAAAACGCTGCTTTTCCATACTCCGCACAAAGTCACGGCTGTTATATTTGTCAAAGGCAACGGCTTTTATTTTAAAGCCTTTTTCTCTCATTGCTTTAAACCATTTAACTACTTGCTCATAATCTACAAGTTCGCTATTGGTCATAGTTAACCAATTTTGATCTTTCCACCAAAAGAAAGGTATGTTGTCTTCTTCTGCTTTTGCTTTCGCTTGGGTAATTGGTATAAAGCCGTGTGTAATAGTTATGTCAATTTCTTCATAGCGCCCATAAATGCAAGCCCCTGTAAGGTCAAATAATTTGGAAAGATCGGCGCCGCCATACCATGTAACCGGCAAAGCTGCAAGCTTATCTATTGTTAAAGGCTTTCCAAGCTTTTTCTCTAAGTCGTCTTGTGCTGCTGCGTCACTTATTTGTACTTCTGCCATGTTGAAATAAGCGCTCATTGTATTTGTATAAATGTTTAAAGACTTGTTTAAAAATTCGTCTCTAGCGCTTGGGTCATTTTGTGCCTGTAAGCTTTCTGCCATTATGTCTTGTGCTCTGATTGTCACGCCATAATTTGGGTTTGCTTTTTCGTGTTCAATAGGGTTTGTATAGTCTTCTGGATTGTCGGCTTTGGTAATAAAAATAAAATATTGTTCGTCTTCAACTTCTTTATTTAATACCTTTTGGCAATATTGTAACCGCTGATAACAAAAGCTGCTCATATTGCTGCCGGCTGTCGTTATGCCTATAAGCAATTTATTTACATATGCTTTCATAGCTTGTTTATAAACAAAGTATTCATTAGCATTTTTATAGGCGTGTATTTCGTCAAGTATAATTATGTTTGCATTTAAGCCGTCTGCTTTTTTGGCGTCACTTGCAAGCGCCTGTATTTTAATGGCTCCGCTTTTGTCGCCGTGCTGATCATAAAAACTGCGGTTTATGCTGTGTTCACTGTTATTATTTAAGATCCTAAAATTATCTTTTTCGCCCATTACTTCTAAGTTTTCTAAAATGTTGTCAAAAGCTTCAAGCGCTCTGTCTAGCTTGGTTGCAATTATATAAAGTACGCTGTAATAATTGCGCTCCAAAAGTGAAAGCGCCCATGCAAGCGCACTTGCAAAAAATGTTTTACTATTCTTTCTTGGCAAAAATATAAAGGTCTCTTTGTACTTTCTTTCGTTTGTGCCTGCAATATAAATGGCAGCGACGTTGTAAATAATAAATCGCTGCCAATCCTCTAAAATATATGGCTTGCCTTTGGCTGTGCCTTTTATGTGTACAAAAGTTTTCTCAATGATCTGTATTACAAATTCTGCGTCTTTGGATCTTAATTCATATTGTGGGTTTGCAATGTCGTCTAAAAAGCGCTGCGCTGCTTGCTTTAATTCTTTGCACGCAACCTTGCTGCCGCTTAAAATATCATTTGCATATTTCAAAACAACTTCTAAATTTTTATGTTCCAAAATTATTCAACGCCATTTCTAACTTACTCTGCTTTTTCTGCTCCGGCTGCTGATCTTTTATTTTTTTCAAGCCTGCCGGCGTTAACCCTAAAGCATTTGAATAAGCTAAAATGTCTTTTCTTAAGCTTTCCATTGTTCGCATTGTAGGGCTTTTTTTATTGTTGTCACTATAACCGGTTTTTTCTACAACGGTAAATTTACTTTTCTTAAGATCCTTTTCTAAAGCTTGGTACTGCTCTATTAAACCGGCATAAATAATTATAGTGCCGTCAAATTCTGGCTTATAAATTCCCAAGTTTTCTAAGTTTTCTTTTACTTGTAATGCGCCTTTGTTCACGGTTTCACCTCCAAGAAAAATTTTTTAAAAAGTCCGTGCGGTCGGAAAAAGC